AGGATCTGCGCCCAAGTCATCCGCTCAACGTCAAGCGGAGACATCCGCCAACGATCGGCGACCGCAGCGACTAGACCCGGCCAGCCTGCGGGACGCCAGCGATAAAACCCGAGCAATAGGCCGCCGCCCTAGCAAAGGCCGACAGCGGAAGCCGCTCAATGATGGCGCGCGGCTGGTCGGAGCACAGCGTCACCAGCAGGATAACCGCCGCCAGGCCGCTTGACCGCTCCACCTTGATCTGATCACCGACTGTGGGCTCGTGGAGTTCGATCTTAGAGACCCAGGTTGTGCCTTCCTGGATGGTATCCGCCAGCGCGAGCGTGAGCGTTGGCGGCAAGTCGTCTTCGGTCTTCACGCCGGGAGGGAGTAGCGATCCGGTCTCGATCTCACCTAGCATCTTGACGAACGGTGCGATTTTTCCGAACGCCTTACGGAACAGCCGCGCCCGAAGCGCCGCAGCGAGTTCGGCGGATTTTCCGGGAACGCCAACAACCTCGGCCAGCAACGTTGCATCGGCTTCCGTCGCGTCTTTTCCGCTCGCCCGCAGCAGTTCACCGATACGCGGCTCACGGAGGGTTAATTCCGTGAGCGTCTTTTCACCAATCGCAACCGGCGCGGGAAGCGCGATTGTCCAAGTCTCCATCACGATGTCATCCCGGTTGACAGCAGCGGCATGCCCATGAACGTGAGTTCACCCTTGCCCTCGGCTGGATTGATCTCGACCTGTTCAGTGCAAACCATCCCGGTTCCGGTGATGGTTTTGCCGTTCGCCTGGCCGATAACGACGGTGGAGTTGGTCAGCGTGTTGAAGTAGCCTGCATCAAACCCCGAACTATCCAGGATCGTAACCTTGATCTGGCCGGGCACGAGAGTGTCTTTCGTGCCGGCAAACGCGGTATTGAGCGACCCGATTACTTCGCGCTTCCATTTGCCGAGGGTCACGGATGCGTCTGTAACATTGTATGAAGTGCCATCCACAGTTAATGTGGTGATTCCGGCCAGTCTCTGAGAAGTGTTCGCCATTGTGAAGCTCCATGAAGCGTTGCGCGTTATGCCGCCATTGCCCAATCTAGGCGGGCACCCTTACGCATATTATCGATCTGCCAAAGAGGCTGAAGGTTCGTGTAATGAAAGCACGTCTTTTGTTGGATAGGATCTGTCAGATCGAAGGACGCAACCGGTCGGATATGATCAATGTGTATATCGCCGGAATGCCACTTCTCAAGCGTCATTCCTCGCGTGAATCGCCCAACGATATACTGAATGAACTCCGTAATAGAACAGCCGAGCATCTCGGTTGTTTTTGCGCACTTTTTCCCATTGCAGTTACGCAGCGCGTAACTCAGTCGTTGCCGAAGTCGGCACGCTATCCTGAATTGGATATCCACGGCGCCACGCTTGGCAATATGGTTGGGGTTTTCAAGCGCACGCTTCCTAGCGCGATCTCTATTTGCCGTTCGCCTCGCTTCTGCCAGTTCCGGCGTTTCTGCCGCAATCCTCTTGCTCCTCGCCTCCATCTTTCGCGCAACTCTTGCGCGTTCCATTTCCTTGGACGACTCAGACTGAGTTAGTCGCCTAGTTGCTTCGCGCGCTCTTACCAATTCTTTGTTTGCTAGATACCAAGCCTTTGATATCTCGCGCTGGCGTTCAATTTTGGCGTCCGTCCTTGGGAGTGGATCATAACCTGCATCTTTTTTCCGCTGGCGGTATGCCTTGGCGTAATCACGGACGTGTTCGCGATTAGCTTCTGCGGTTCGCTCGCGATAAACCTTCCCGTAGACCCTGCGATTTGCCAACTTTTCAGCGCGCTTATCTGGCGTTTCAGATGATCTCTGGCGCTCGCGATATCTGCGCTGCTTTTCAGCGTTTCGCTCCCGCTTTGCTTTTTCTTGCTCTTCCGTGCCGTCTGTTGTATCTTGTTCATTAGCCACGATATTGACTCTCGCCAGTCTGTTGTGGTCAGGGGCGACAGAGGGCTGGAACCCTTTGCCGCCCCGTTCTTATACAGGGTTTTGCGTTTTAAGTCAACCATCTAGCTCGCAACGAACTGGACAAGTATCGCAATGATATCAAGCTGGTTTGTGAGGTCATCCGGAGCTAGGACGGTAACAAGTCCATTGCCCATGTTGTTGACCTGGACATTGCCGGCGAACGTCGCCGCGTTCTGCACGAGCCCGCGGGTATCCTGGAGGTAGTATTGATACGCCACCACGGAACCCTGGATCGTCGCCGCATTCACGCGGTTGCTGCCTTGCGGGATTTGTGTCGAATTGCTCACCAGCGCCTTGCGGCCAAACTGAGACCACAGGAACGCGGTGCGCAGCCGAAGAACCTGCATCAGCGTATAAAGCCGTTCGACATTCAGATACGAATTGTCTGCCACGCCTGCCGCGTTGAGTTGATAGGTCGTAATGACCTTCTGCGGCTGAACCTGCCCGGATTGCGTCACAATGAACGTTGATCCGCCCACATACAGCAGAGAATTTTGCTGCGGCCATGGGGTATAAAGATCAGCTTGTGCGGGCGCAGAGACGTATAGTGGAACCTGACGAAACGGAACAACGCAGTTATCGCCCTGCAATGCCTGCCCAGCCGCGCCAGCCAGAGCAGCCGCCCAGAGCCAATATGGCGTGAGCGAGGATGGCCCGAATGGCATCACGGTTAGGTGCGGATCGTTGAGTGCGTCCAGGAAGGTGTAAGCTGTGCCGTAGGTGCCACGAAATGCCGAATAGACATGCCCGTAAAGCGCCTGCAGAGGCGACCACCGGCCCGTCGTGAATGACATAAACTGCGTGAACGCGGCAAGCGATGTCGTATCGTTGTATGGGTTTGCAATGAAATCATACGTCTGTTGACCAAGATTTCCCAGCGCCGTCGTCAGCGTCGGGTTCGTGGCGCCTCCAGTCGGCTGCGTGATCGTGCATGTAATACCGGCCGGGATCGACTGCCCACCCGCCGCACCAAGGGGTGCCAGCGACAACATGATATCGTTGCCGCACAGTCCGCCGTTAACTGCCGTGAGCGTCACGGTGGATGTCGCAATGGTCGCAACCATCGGGAGGGACGTTTGCGCCAGCAGTGCCGTTTTGACGTTGCCCGCAACCACAGTTGCGGTGTCGCCAATGGCAACGGCAACGTTAACGATGGTGTCGCCAACGGCTCGCGTGTTGCCGTCGCCAACATAGACCGGAAGCGATCCCGCAGCGGTCGCTGTGCCTGCGAACGCAAAACTGCCAACGGCTTTCGTCGACCCACCAGCATCGGCCAACGGGAGCAGCCACACAGGGCTGTAGGGATCGTGCTGGCGATACCGGGCGAGCATCAGGGCGAGTTGAGAACCGGCGCCCGCCTTATTGGCCGCGTCAGTCACGCCGAGGCTAAGGACCGGGACGTTGGGAACAAACGTGCCGGTAGCGGCCTGCTGCCCGATGATCAGTGCATTTTGCAGAACGTTTCCGGTATTTGCCTTCGATGCGTCAACCTCAGCATAAACGCCAGGGACTCGGTTCGTGGTCGGGTAGTTCGTGAAATTAATGGTCATTTACTGCGCCTCTCCCGTGGGCTGTGCAAGAACGATGTCGCCGTCACGGAGCAGACGGTGCCAGTGTAGATCGTTTGGCACCTCACTACCTTCTAACGGGAGATGAACGCCAAGGCCGTGGTCATGGTCCGGGATTAGTAGCCCCGGCGCAGGCTTTACAAACATGGAAATGCTCCAGGTCAGGACTGAGGGAGTAGGGTTTTAACGACCGCAGCAGGCGTGCCTATCGGTTCGTTTTCGGAAACGTCTATTTCGAGCAACGGGAGCGGCGTTGTTTGCCAACCATCGGCGTCGGTGATCTGCGTGCCCAGCACAAACTCAAACTGCCAGAACAGCCGTGCGCGATCGAAAGTCAGTATCCTGCCGCCGCCATAAGACAACCCACGAGGCGCCATCTCGCCTGCCGGCAACCAGTTCAGGATCGCCGCGAACACCGCGCCACGCATGGTGTTGACTTGGTTGATGCCCGCGAAACCAGTTCTCGCGTCGGCATCGCTGCTAACTGTGTTGTCGAACTCGACTACAATACCGATGCGCTCATTGACGAGCTGGCGGAGGCCGTTCAGTGCGTCGTTGTCCTCGGCCTCATCTTCTAGCGCCAGCACAAACGCAGCCGGCAGTGGCATGTTGACGACGGTTTCTAGGCCAGTCGCGAAGTCGGCAGCGCCGGAAACGCGCCCGCCGAGCGGTGCGCAGTATGTGGCGAGTTGCGAGACGACGGCGGCGAGGTTCACGCCTTGATCCTCTGGAATTTCAGCCCGCTCTGGACTGCATCACGCACACGATCTGCGATCGAATCTTCGCGCATTTCGAGTGCCGTTGAGAGGAATGGGTGAGGGAGTAGCACGCGCGTCTTGTTGACGGCCGATGCCTTCATGCGGGGTTTGCTGCGCTTCGGCCCTATCGGGAGCATGTTAGCCGCAACAGTGCTTCCACCGCCGCCCTTGGCGCCCGCCTCCAAAAATAGCGCGTAGAATGCCGCGTCGCGAACCGTGACGCCTTCGCCGCTCTTGGTTGACTTGACCTTCAGGGAACGGGCTAGAACGCCCGTGCGGTTCATTGGCGGGCCACCGGGGACGGATTGTGTAGCGCGTCGGATCAGCGCCCGCGCGACGCTTGCGACTTCTGCGCCGGCCGCGCGCATGACTTTACGAAGTTGAGATTTGTCGTAAACGAAAGCATAACTTGGAACGGTAATCTGGATCTTGCCGACCATTTTGTCAGATCCTTCTCTCCATTTCGCACTCTAGTGACAGGAACCGCTGCCGACCGTCCACCTCCATCATTCGGCGTATACGGAACACCTCACGGCGCGTAGTGCGGTCTTGCCGGATCACGTCGCGGTAAAGGACGTGCGTCGTATCAATGAAATCTAGCCATCGGATTGATATCTTGTGCGTAATCGGCGTATCGGTCTGCGCTGCGCCGTAGAACACCATAGGCCCCACCGGCTGAACATCCGCCCGCACGGTGATAATATCAGATAGCGCCTCGATCATGCCGCCGGTAGTGCCGGGCGATTGCGTGCGTTTCGCGATAGTAACTACCCATCGCAGTGAGCCGATTTCAACCCGCTTCGGATCTGGGTTTGCCATCAGAAGAACATCAGGCGGTATGGATCAAGCAGCCATTCGGCAGCGCGCGGCATATCTCCGCCAGCATCACCGCGATGCTCATACAGGAAGGCAGTGGTCAGCAGGATAGCGTCCAGTATCGGTTGCGGGATCGTTGTCGCATCGCTGCCGTAGCCTGCGATATACTCGATCTGGACGCTTTCGAGATTGACGGATCGAAGTGTGCGGCCATCCGTCAGAACGGTTGATGAACCAATATAGAGGCGCGCGGGATGGTGCGCGAGATCAGCACGATACCCCAACAACGTAAATGGTGATACCAGCGGCATCGTTGCTGCCGGTAGCACCGTTGCGTTGCCGCGATCGTCGTTGACGACTACAGAAACGATTGACTGCACTGGCGCGCGTGGGAGTTCCATCGCGCCGTGCTGGTGATGCCATCGCATCCGCAACGGATCTTCTGGCGTGACGGTCCACAATAGAGTTTGTGTGATCAGCGCCCGCGATAGATACATTTCAGCCATCGTCCGCGCCGTGCGAAGATAGCCGAAAAGCAAATCATCCTCGCCAATCTGATCGATCCGGCAATGGCGCCTTACCACATCCAAGGATAACGGCTCTACGGCTGGCGGACTTACGATCTGGACTGTGCTTAACATTTTTGGGCTTGCGCTCCACCGTCACGGCCAAAACGCGCCGGTCCCGCGTCATGTAATCGGCGGAACACATCAGAACGTCTCGGGGCGCCCGAGCAACGTTACCGTCGCGCCGCCAGTCTGCACCACAGGGGCACCTGACGTGCCGGAACGAACCTTCAGCATGTTGATGCCGCGCCAAGTATAGTTTGAATTGATCACCAGCGAAATATATTGGCTTGCAGCCGCGGTGATGGAGATGGCGGTTCCGCTGTCGTTGAATAATTCAAGCCACGTGGTGCCACCATCGGGTGACACCTGGAACGTCAGCGCCGCAGTCACCCAAGTAGCGGGCATCCAAATACCCACCAAGGTATCAGCACCCATCGCCACGCCGCCAGTCGCAACGGACGCGGCAATCCCGCCGCTTGACGCGATCGTGTATCCGGCCGATAGGCTTTGCCCCGCCGCAATGACTGCGCCATAGGCATTCAAGACGCATGGCAATGCCATTGTTTAATCCTCGGGTTAGCGCCGGATGATGCTGGCAGTGCTTCGGAAGCGACTTGCCAGCACACCCTTATACAACAGTCTAGCTTGTCACGCCACAGTAATCAGACGCGATCCGCCGAAACAGAGATGGCATCAATGTAGAGCGTGCCAAGGCCGGCAGATGCCGTCTTGTATGCGCCCGCGTAGAGTTGCAGGACCGAGTTCGGCGCCACTGCGGCGAAGCTGATCGAGCTAACCGCGTTGACCCGCGCGCCGTCGATATAGAAAGCAACGTCTGCGGTGTTGGTCGCGTCAATGCGGAATAGGTGGTATGCGCCCGCCGTCGTCGTTACGCCGGACGAAACGGAGAAGGTGCTAACCCCGTCCTTGGACTGGCAGTTGATCAGGCCGGAGCCATTAGCTTGAAACCGCAGATAGTAAGCGTTGGTGTCCGGAGTGGATGCCCACGTGGACATCAGGCCGAAAACGATCTCAACTCCGGCGACGGACGGCACAACCTGGAACGCGGCCCGAGCCTCAAACACCAGGTTCTTGCTGGCATCAAAGGTGAGGTTGTTGTTGCCGAGGATAGATGCTTCCTCGATTTCGGAAGTCGATGCCAGCGCCATCGCAACAACGCCGCCCGCGGCATTGGATACCATCGCAGCAGTCGGAGGCGCGGCACCAACGATGGTCTTGGTCCAGGCGTAGCCAGCAATAGGGGATGCTGTGGCAGGGATGCCGGCAGTATGCCCGGCGCCCACGAAATCATCCTCGAAAACAAGCGGCTGAAGACGCACAAGCGTCTCCTGCGTATTGGTATCAATGAACGCGCGATTGTTACCATCCGCGTCCCGGATTGAGCCAACGATAGTGGGCATTTTGAACTCCAAACAAGGGGAGCGGACGGGGAGGCCGGAGCCTCCCGCGCCTCATTAGACGCCAGCGGCGACCGGCGGGTTAGTCTGCGCAAAGCGGATCGGAGTGATGATCAGCACTGCGGATGTGATGTTCGCCGCATTGCTGGCGCTGGTCTGCACCGCAATGTGGTTATACTTGTTGTTGATGTCCAGAGATTCGATCGGATCGATCTCGAACAGCACCAATTTGGACTTCACGCCCGCATCCGTGGTGTAAGATGTCGCGGCAGCAGCGATCGTCAACAGATCGGACGGGACAGTATCCGTATCGAGGTTGTAAGCGATCGGAGCGGCCGAGGTCAGCGCCTTAGAGCCAACTCCGCCCACGGCAGTCGCCTGGAGCGGGGTTAGCGTAACGGTCGCGGCATTGCCCTGGTTGATATAGGCCATGATAAATGCCTTGTGACCGTTCGCAAGCGAAACGTAGGCCGAGGTGCGCCCCGCCGCATCAGCGGCAGGGGTGAGCAGAGAAACGACGTTGGCGTTTTCCCAAAGTCTATAGTTACGAGCCATTTTCTAACTCCTTACCGCGACGCCAGGACGACGAAGGGCGATTTAGTCTGCGTGCCCTGATACGGGGTCAGCGGCGCCTGCCAGATGCTTTGCCCATCGACGCGGTAGGTGACGCGGAACGCCATCTCGTCGGTAAGAAAGCGCACATGAACGGAAGACGCCATTTGGGCGGCGGCCTTGTCGGCAAGCACATACTGGCTAAGATCAACCAGCGAGATGTCGCCGGCAGTTCCGAGGGTCGCGGCATACTCTACCGGGATCACGGGGCGGCCGAACAAAGTCGCGAACGGGCGAGCGGACAGGCCACCCGGCGGCAGATACACAGGAACACCGGCAGTGCCAATGACTTGATTGACCTGGTAAAGCTGGCGCTCCACGTCCTGGTTGATGAACCACACGCAATTGTCGCGCGAGCGGCCCCACATACGAGACCACATATTGATCAGGTTCTGATAAAGGATCGTCTGCGTCGCCTGCCCCTTTTCAATCGGGACAGTGATCAGCGCGTTGCTGTTCAGGAAGCCTTGGGGCATCCCCGCGCCAGTGCCGCGGAAGATCGAATCTTCGATCATGAACATCAGTTCTTGAGCGAACGCTTCGTTGGCAATGCCAGTCAGCACGCCCGCATCGGCCATCAGTTCGTCGGTGACATACCAGACGGCCATGATCTTCTTAAGGTCTAGCTCGATCAGGCGGAACTTCGGCTTGGTCGCGTTGGCTGCATCGCCTTCGCCCACCCAGTAAGCCTGAACGCCGCCCCAACGGCTTCCGGTAGCGCGGCTGGTTTCGTCGATGCCTGGGATCTTGATCCCGTTGGCGCTGGTGGTCAGGCTCAATTTGAACACACGCTGTGCAACTTCGCCGAGGTCATAGGCGCGTTGCAGGATCGTGCTAGCGAAGTCAACCTGCACCGGGAATCCACCGCCGGCCGGATCAGTCTCGCCCATGCCAGCGGGAGCGCGCAACCGGGCGTCGGTGATGCCATGGCTGTAGTGCCGAGCAATCGCCTTCAACTGGTCGCCGAAATTGGCGAACTTGGAAACATCGCCAGCAGTGGCGGCGGCATCACCTGAGCCGGACGGGCGAGCCAACTTGGCTTGCTGCTTTTGCGCGATTTCCAGATTAGAAATCTTCGATTCGATCTCGTTGATTTCCTTCTCCTTGGCCTTAAACGCCTTAGCGTCGCCGGCCAATCCTTCGAGTTCGTCCACCGCCGTGCCGAGGGCCTGGCGGAGCGAGAGCAGTGTGCTCATAAATGGTAGCTCCATGTGGGAATGCGGCAACAGGATGCCGCCGCTGCGCCTTGCCTAAGGGCTATTCGGCACGGTCGAATATCGTCGACCGATGGGTTAGACGCCGTGACGGCGCCGGATGGCCTTGATCAGACGAAGGCGAGCGGCCTTCTCGGATTCTTCTTCCGGGTCGGGCTTTTCCCCATCCGGTTCGGCGGCAGGCTCAACGATCGACACAAGGATGCTTTCAAGAGCGGACATGCCCTTCTCGTGATGATCGTCGCCAGCTTCGTAAAGATCCTCGGCCGCTTTAAAATGTGCGTGGGCGCCGCGGAAAGACTTCTCCAGTTCCGGGTTCTTGTCGTTGCCGGTCTCGTCCGTGTCGGTCTCGGCCGAATCGTCATCGGCGCGTGTAACGGTGTTCAATGCTTTGAGGGCACGGCGCACTTCCTCGCGCACGGCCCGGCGGATGGAAGCCACCATATCCTTATCCTCTGCCTCGTCAGCACCATTGCTGCCGTGAATGTCGCACTCGCTGGGATCAACCATCCCGCAAGTTTCGTCCTTCGCCTTGCCGCACGTCGGAACTATAGCACCGCCGCTGGCGGGGTCTGTTTCGCCCATACCGGCAGGAGATTTCGCGCGGCGAGGTTCGGCGGCCTGCTTGCGCAACGCCTCCAGTTCCTTGCGCGGAATGATAACCTTGCCGCCGCCGTCGAGTGTCTTCTCTGCCCATGCGACAAGCGGCCGGGTGTCTATGCCCTTGGATCGCGCGCCTGCCAGGGCGTTAGAGTTCGCGGGCACTGGAACAACCGATATCTCCATGAGTTCCTGAAGCTTGAAGTCCAGCCCCCACGGGCGGCTGTCATCTTCAGAAAAATCATATTCCAGCGGCAAGAAACCTACCGAAACGGCGTTCAGATACTTGCCCACAACTAATTTATAAATTGTATCCGCGAATGCATACGTCTCTGCCGGGGCGAATTCGATATCGCCCATCAGTTTCCCGTTTTCGACCGTGACGTTGCTGGCGCGGCCGATAGGTGGCGCTGAACTGTCATGCCCGAACAAGGCGACGGGATTTTTAAGGAATGGCCCGAGATCCCAGCCGGTAGGATCGATCGTGTCGCCCATGCGGTCAACAGAGCCATCCGAAAAGCAGAACCGGACGCGGCGGCTGCCGTCGTCAAATGCCTTCGGGATCGTGGTAACGGCGCGAAACACGCCGCCCGATGGCGTGCGTTTGGCCCGAAGTTCGGCGCGAAATGCGTCGGTGCTAATCAGATCGGTCATTGTGCCGCCACGAGTGCGTCGATAACGTCGGTCAGCGCATCAGCCAGCGTATCCATGCGCAACTGCCGGCTGGATGACTGTGCCTTGCCCTTAGCTGCCAGAAGTGCGGCAATTAGGGCTGCGTTTGGCGCGGGCGATGCGACGGGCACTGGTGCGGCGACGGGCGCGGGCGTCTCGGCCGCAATGTCCTTCGCAACATCAGCGGCGACAAAAGCCTCGATTGGGTCTGCGACAGGCGCGACCTGGGTTACTGTTTCGCTCATATGCTTGTCCTATTCGCCTGGAGCGGCGTCATCGGCGGGGTTTCGTTCCGGATCGCCGTCGCCGCCCTGTGCGGGTGATCCGGTCTGGTCGCTGCCTTGCGCGCTGTTGGATTTATCTGGCGGCACCCAGCCCAGCGGTGCCATGTTGGTTGCCTGCTTTACGCCGTCACCATCGGGGACGGACGGCATCCCATCGGCGCGGCGCGCTTCGTTCACGGACATCCACGGGCCGCCAACCGCCTGCCTATAAGCGGTGTAGCGGGTGCCGATGTCGGCCTTCACGAAGTGAGCGTAATTCCAATCAATGAAAAGATCCTCGCCATCGAGGTCAAAGAACTTTTCTAATTTTGCTTTCCATCGTTCGCAGTATCCTGATACTGGACCGTTCAAGTATTCCTGCCCCTGCTGCACCATAGATGGGCCGCTATCCGCGCCCTGGATGCCTAACTTATAGGGAGGCAGATTAAACACGCGGGCAATTTCGCGAAGCTGAAATTCACGCGACGCCATAAATTCGGCGTCCACCATGCTCATCCCGAGAGGCGTCCACTTCAAGCCCTCTTCAAGTATAGCCGTGCCACCCGCGTTTCTCGGCCCTGACTTTACTTTAGCCCACTGCGACCCTATCTGGTCGCGAACTTCCTTCGATAACTTTCCGTCCGTCTGTAATACCCCCGACAGCCGGGCACCTTGCCCAGCAAAACGGGCTTGGTGTTCCTCTAGCCCAATCCCCAACCCAACGGGCTGGCGGGCAAGTTGAATGCGCGACGAACCTAGCAGCGAGTTCCACTGAGACAGCCACCGGATATGCAACACATCCTCGGCAGGCACCATGATCGGAACATCACGCAGCACTGCCATCTCATGGAGGCCGTTGCGGGTGATCATGTAGAACCACTCACCGCCCGGCGCTTCGTATAGCGTCACACGGTCAGGGTGGATTGGAACCAGTTGCTTCGGTTCCCCGCGCCCGTCACGCACCGCAACCGCATAAGCGTTCCCACGCAACACCAGCGCGGATTGCATCATTTCCTTAAATTCAAATGCCGTCTGCCAATCGTTGGGATTGCGCAGGAGTTTATGCAAGTAGTGATCAGTGGCTGGCTTCTGCCCGCCGTCAGCAGTGCGGCGGAATACGCCAAGCGGGATCTTCGCCACGTCTTCGGCAAGGATCGAGACGCACGCCATAACTGGCCCGAACTGCATCGCGGTCCATGAGTTGACCGCAACGCCCGCGTCACTCAACCCATACTGGTCGAATGCGTCGCGTAGTTCGGAACCAACTGCGTCGGCGTCTTTCTTGCCGCCGCGAATGCGAGACCAAAAGCCCATCGGTTAGCCTCGCTGTTAAAGAACCATCAGGCCACGGCCATCCGAATAGGGTGAGGAACCGCCGCCGAGCATGGCGCGGCCCATTGCCATCACCAGCGCAACTAACCCATCGATCTTATTTTCCGGGCGTTCCTTACGCGGATAGATGTTGTCTTTCTGGTCCACATGGCAAACCACATTGGACACCATCCACGCCAAGACCGGATCGCCGTCGTGATGCAAGCGGCCCTGCCGGGCGAGTGCATCAATCTCTTTCATGGGGGCAGAGAAGTTGCCCACCGTGTTGCGGTATTCGATGACGTTCGCACCGTTCGCCTGTAGCCGCTGCGCCAGGTCAGCGGCCTGCCAGGGATCGTATGCGATCTCGTCAACTTTGAACCGGCTGGAATCGTCCAGCAAATCTTGCTCTATCCGGCTGAAGTCCAGGACATCCCCGTCAGTGACGGTCAGCCGGCCGGTAACTTCCCATCCGCCATACTGCGAATTGCGGCCATCCTGCACCGCCGATTCCGGCAGGTAGTATTGCCCGAATGCGTAGTAATGCGCGACGCCGTTAATGTGCCGGCGAAACAACCGCATCTTGGCGGCAATGTCTGTCTTCGTCGCCAGGTCAAGACCAACAACGCAAGGATCGCCCTCGAAGTCCGCGATGTCTAGCGTAGGGTCCGCAGCCCGATCCCATGCCGCCATATCCATCCAGGCGGAATCGGCATTACACCATACGTCCAGGTGCTTTGTGCGGAGGTTGTTCTGCGCCGCGGGCATCTGCATCGCCTTCGCGACCAGTCCCATCACGACATCAGGCATCACGGAGATGCCCCAATTCGGATTAGCCTTGCGGAATGACGCCTCTGCCATCCAGTCATCGTCTGCATCGATCGTCCAGATGCAACCGAAGAACGCCGGATCGTCCGCAACGCCCGCCAGAACCTTTGTCAGATACTCCCGCACTTCGTAGCAGATACCCGCCCGGTTGGTGCCGGCGGTAGTGATGGCCCAAAGCAATGACTGGTCGCGCTTGCCTGTGCCTGTCTCGATCACATCCCACAGTTCGCGGGACTTGTGCGCGTGCAACTCGTCAACGCAGGCGAAATGGATCGATAGACCGTCTAGCGTGCTGCCCTCAGAGGATAGCGGCTC